CTTCATCCACGGAATTGTAAACGACGCGCAGGATATTGGGATAGAAACGTGGACGCCGGACGAAATAGCGCAGGCGGTGGAATGTTGGAAGGCGAGGTTATGAACAAATACAAAAATAAGAAGGCTGTTGTGGACGGGATAACCTTCGACAGCAAAAAGGAAGCGGCGCGATATATAAACCTTAAGTGCCTAGAGGACGCGGGGCTTATAAGCGACTTACAGAGGCAGGTATCATTTGAACTAATCCCGCCGCAGAAGCTACCGCAACCATACAAAGAGGGCACCAAGATGGTGCGAACACTACGCGGGTGCTCATATAAAGCGGACTTCGTTTATATGAAGCAGGGCTTACAAATTGTCGAGGATGTTAAGAGCGCGATAACCCGCCACAATCCGGAATACATCATAAAAAAGAAGTTGATGTTGTACAGATACGGCATCCAAATTATGGAGGTTTGATAATGACAATTACAGCAAAAGTTAAGCCGGAACAGATACACAAAATTATGAAGGACGGCATAAAAGTGGACGCGTTTGACGCTATGCTTGACGCGTACCACGCAGAAGGTCGCTACTACGAAAAAATGGACGCGATTTTGCTAATTTTAGAGCAGGCCGAGCACCTTGTTAATTGCGTCGGGAAGGAATAGATATGGCAGAGCGCAGGATGTTTTCAAAATCAATAATAGACTCCGACGCCTTCCTAGATATGCCAATGAGTGCAAGGCTTTTATATTACGACCTCTCAATGAGAGCGGACGACGACGGCTTTGTTAATTCACCGAAGAAGATCACTAGGATCACCGGAGCCACCCAGCAGGATATAGACGTATTGATAGCTAACAAGTTTATTATTCCCTTCGACGACAAGGGGATCGTAGTTATTAAGCATTGGTTTATCCATAACTACATCCGCAAGGATATGTACAAAGAAACCAACTACAAGGAAGAAAAAGCCCTGCTGGAAAGGGACGAAAATAACGCTTATACATTGGCACTTAACGAGGTCGTTACGCTTCCGTTACAGACTTGTAACGAACCCGTAACAGCTTTTCGGGGAGATGCGTCGACGCAGGTTAGGTTAGGTAAGGATAGTATAGGTAAGGATAGGGTAGGTAAGGACAGGGTAGGTAAGGACAGTATAGGTCAGAAGGAGCCAAAGGCTCCGGCGGCGTATTATCCGGACGACGAGGCCTTGAATGAGGCTTTTAAGGAATTTGTCAAAATGCGCAAGACCATAAAAAAGCCGCTGACAGATAACGCTATCAAGCGACAAATGAACAAGCTCGACAAATTAGCCGGTACTGACAACGACTTGGCTATAAATATCCTATATCAATCAATAGACCATTGCTGGCAGGACTTGTACCCGCTTAAGGAAGCAAAGCCGGCCGAGAAGCAGGGCGAGAGTTGCTGGGATAGCCTTATGCGCAAATTGGAGGAAGAGGATGACCAAGCAGGAAGTTTTAATTTTAATTCGTAGCATTGATGCCATATTTAGCGATTTAGGCTTCGAAAAAAAGCCGGAAAAGAAGCAGGCCGAGGTTGTTAATAATTGGCACTTCGTTTTAGGCGAATATGACGCGAACCTAATAACATTGGCTTATAGAAGCTGGCTGAAGACTTCCGGCTCCGCATTCGCACCAAAGCCCACAGAGTTAATCGCGGAGTTGGGAAAAGTACAGAAGTACACCCAGCTCAACGAGGGCGAGGCGTGGGCGCTGGTTCGTAAGGCAATAAATAACGGCAATTACAACGCGCAAAGAGAGTTTGACAAACTCGATCCGGCAATACAAGCGGCTATCGGCGGCGCGAGCCAATTACACGAGTGGGCGCAAACGGACATAAAGACAGTAGAAAGCGTTATCGCGTCAAACTTCGAAAGGGCTTATAGAAACGTCCTAGAGCGCCAGCAACAGATAGGCGCTATGCCGCCGGAAATGCGGGCGCTTATTGAAAATACTACTAATAAAATGCTGGAGGCAAAATGAGATTAGATTTACACGCAGAGCCGCCAAAGTCAAAGCCAATTATGAGCCTAGACGAAAAGGCGGCGCTGGCCAAAAAGGCCGGCATAACATACGGACAGCTACAACAGTTAACAGACGGCTGTAAGAGCAAGGAAGAGATAAACAAAGCCGTAGACGATTATATGCGCGAGGCGTTCCTCAAAAGGGCGCGGCGCATAGCGGACGGAGTGAGGGTTTATCCATAGGAGGGTGATTATGAAACTATACGACAGAAGGGAATACAAGATATTTGAGGATAACAGCGGGGTGGAGCCAATAGGCGAAACAGACGCGGCCTTTGATTGCGACGACGTTTTAAAATTTAGCGGCGAGCTGTGGGATGTAAGGATATTAGGCAAGGACTACGCGGTTATAGCCCCAATGGGGCTCACGGAGCTAAACGAGGAGCCGGAGGAGGCGTACGGCGAGCGCGAGTGCACCTGCCCATATTGCGGCACCACAATGCAGGACTGTGAAGTTACCGAGGACTACGAGGACGACTTCGAGTGCCCTATTTGTAAGAGCATATTCAAATACGAGCGCGAGGTGGTTTTCAACATTGAGCCGGTAAGGCCTAACACAGATATAAAGGAGATTTAATATGCGCGAGGTTTCGGATTGCTTAACTTGTAAGAAATTTTTCGAGTGTATCCACCGCGGAATTAAACACGGATGTATCAACTACGAGGAGCGCGACAATGCCGAGGAACAAGAATAAATGCGAAATGTGCGGCCGACCGGTCGCCGCGGTAATTAAAAACAAGGACAAGCGCGTGAGGGTTTGCGTGGCCTGCGCTAATTACATAAGGGCTACGCGGCCGGAGCGCAAGAGGATAGAGATACACGGAAGGGTCATAAAATGATAGAAGGTCAAATGAATATATTTGATTTTATAGACGCGCCGGAGCCGCCGAGGGTAGTTTGCAAGCTCGCCGACGAGTGCGACGCTTACCCGATAGGATGCGGCGGCACGATATGGCCGTGTAGGTTTGGCGGCGCGTTTAAGTGGAGGGATAACAATGATAACAGAGTATAAAGATATATGCCTTGTGTGCGGCGCTCCTGCGGCCGAAACGCACCACCTAGTATTTGGCCGAGGAATTCGACCACTAGCGGACGAGGACGGCTTAATGGTGCCATTATGCGCCAAGTGCCATAAGGAAATACACTACAGCGGAACAGCCGCGGCATTGAGTAAGATATTAGGCCAGCTTCAATTTGAGGACGAGTATATGGCGCGGGCTTCGCTTTATGGTATCAATACGCGAGAATTCGCCCGCGAGGCATTTAGGAAGCGCTACGGCAGGAGCTACTTGTAGGAGGTGGAAATGTCAAAGACAAAGTATATGTGGTACTACTTCGTGAGAAAAATGATAGTCGTAGGCTATTACAAGCAGGACTCCGACTTCGCCCGCAGGCTGGCCGCGGCTATGCAGGAAGCCAATGAGGAAACCGCCAAACTTCCGAATGGGGAGCTCCGGATGTTAGCGATAGACGAAGTACTGATCCGGAATATAAAAACATATAACGGCGTCGGGTACGAGCTGAACTACGACGCGCGGACTATCCAAGAATGGATAAATAGCTATGTTAATTTAGTCGGCAAAAAAGCCGGCCTATAAGGAGGGAGAAATGGATAAATTAAAGCTTTGTCCGCTGTTAATCAATAGACAGAGGACACCATCATTTACAGTAGAGAATATGTTCACAGAGGACACGTACTTTTCGCCTTGTTTGCGTGATAATTGCGCGGCATTTGTAGACGGATCGTGCAGGAATTGGGAGGCGGACAATGGCGAAGAATAACAGACTAATTAACAGCCTTAACGAGATAGCCCGCAGGAACCGCCTAGCACACGTTGAGCAGGCCAGCGACAAGCTGGTGCCTCACGTATACGCGGCGATCGCGATAGCGCTTCATAGGGAGTGCGGCTGGGGATATACACGCATAACTCGGGTATTTGCCGAGAGCCAGCGAATTTGGGAGGATTTGGGCGGAGATAATATGATTGAGTTATGCGAGAAGGAAACCGGTATAAGGCTAAAGGGTGACGTAGACGACATTTCGATTATTTAGGGAGGTAAATATGGACGATAGAAGCTATATTGACGGCCGCAGGGACGCAATAAGGGACGCTAAAGCGATATTAGTAGCCCGCGCGGCTAATCCGGAATTTAATAACCCAATTTACAAAATGGCAATAGAGCACGCGATAGATTTAGTAAGCGTGTTTGAAGTGAGCCCCGCCACGTTTGATAAAAAATATTATGATATGTGGCTGGGAGATAAAAAATAAAATATTATGCCTGCACCAACAAAAAAATAAATCTAATATATCTTGTGTTTTTGTGATAATTACTTAAAAAGCCTATTAAATAGCTCGACTCGGAGGATAAAACGAGAAGCAGCAGGCAAGGCCTAATAGTTGGTTGAGATCAATAAGCCTATATAACCGAATATGGCGGGTGCGGTTGCCGGTAAACGGAGCTGTTGTGTGGGTGTCCACGCTAGAGGCCGCGGAAGGTTGCAGAAGGGCGCTGGGTTACAAGCCCGCCGATATTGGAGGAACAAATGATTTTTATATTTTTAGTTATAGCAATAGCAACGTTAATATTTTTTGCGAGGTTGATGTGAGGTAGATAAATGAGCAATAGGTTTTTAAACGGAAGAAGATTAGTAGTAGAATACTTTAGCACAGGTATGGAGTTAGCAAATTTTGTTAATCGCTTCGAAATAGAAAGTGATGATATTCAGAAAATCGAACAAGCAAATGGTATTAAATGGGTTTTATTTTATTGGGCCTAAGTGAGGTAGATATGAATAATTGTAGAAAGTGTATTCATTTTGAAGATGTCAAAATTTTAGGTATCGAGAAATGCCATACAAAGTTTGGAAGATACATAGAACAAGGGCATTCAATGGATAATGCGGTATTACTAAATGCTAGAGAGTTAGACATTATGTTGGATACGGCTAGAGCGGATGAGAGAGCGAAGGTTATTGAGGAATGTTTGAACATATTAAAAACCTACCTGCCTCGTGGTATTACTTATCAAATAGTCAAGGGAGAAGTAGAACAGTTAAAGGAGCAGAACAATGAGTTATAGATTAGTAGATGCAAATGAACTGGTTGCTAAAGTTGATTTTGAAACACAGAACATTATAAATAATATGCCTTGCGTGTTTGCTGATATTAAGCCAGAGAATCAGCATATTAACATTGAAGAAATCCGAGCAGACGAGAGAGCAAGGGTTATTGAGGAAATGACCGAGCAATATTTTGATGTGATAGAAAGCGTATTACATAACAGAGATATTGCACTTGAACTAAACCAAGCATTAACTATATACGCAAGGATTATGAGCGAGTGTAATAAACTTGCAGAACAGTTAAAGGAGCAGAACAATGGATGATTACCAAGATTTGAAGTGGGACAAGCCGAGCTGGATAGATGGCTACGAGCAAGGCAGAGCCGATTTAATAAAGCAATTTGACGAGTCGGCGCTGTTAATTATACACGTCAGCGAGTACGGGGATGTTATGCCGAGATGTTATAGTTTGGCCGAGGTAGTAGCGCAGGATTTCGCAACGAAGCCTTAATGCCGCTGTAAAATAAAATTGTTCCATAAAACCACTCTTGTAAAGATACTTTTTTCAAAAAACTCATTACCCCGTGAAGAAGGAGCCTCCCGTTGAGGTTCCTTTTTCTTTTCGCAAAAAAGCCTAGTTAATTTGCCAAAATATAAGGGTAGAGTCCTTTCTTTCTATATAGCGCGGTTGCCTTTTAGGCGCCGCGCACTTGTAGAGAGAAAAGGTTAAAACAGTTAGGAAACGAGGCTGGACGAGCGGCGACGCTCCCAGCCTGCTAAAGGCAAAGGAAGGGACTACAAATGGAGATTATTGAGAAAAAGCTAAACGAGCTAACGCCTTACGAAAAGAACCCTCGTAAGAACGACGACGCGGTTAAGTACGTAGCCGCGAGTATTGAGCAATTCGGGTTCAAGGTTCCGGTCGTTATTGACGCGGCCGGTGTAATTGTAGCAGGCCACACGAGGTATAAAGCGGCTAAAAGGCTAGGCCTTGAAAGTGTGCCTTGTATAGTAGCCGACGATCTAAACGAGGAACAGATAAGGGCTTTTCGCCTTGCTGATAATAAGGTCGGCGAAGTGGCCGAGTGGGATATTGACCTATTAGGTGAGGAACTAGAGGAAATATTCAACCTAGATATGAGCGACTTCGGCTTCAAGCTTGATTTAGACGACGAGGAACCAGCCGGCAACTTTGAGGAGTCCGACTTTAACTATTCCGAGCAATACGGCGTTACTGTAATACTACCCGACGAAGTAGAGCAGGAAAAGTGCTACAACCTGCTTGTGGAGATGGGCTACGAATGTAAGGTGGTGACAGTATGAGCAAAATTGAAGTCCATAATAGGGTATCAGATTTTAACAGCTATCGCGCCCAACGCGTTAAGAGCTTATTCAACGCAGAGAACGGGTGTAACTTTGATTTAGAGATAGAGGCCGACCTAGACTTCAAGTGGAATATAGGCGTAATTGTCGGCCCTTCCGGTAGCGGTAAAACTTCTATCGGTAAAATGATATTCGGCGAGAATAAGATACACGATTACACACAAGGCTGGGCAACACCAAACCGATTATTGACTGTATAGCGCCGGACGGCGATTTTAACGAGGTAACGGGTGCGCTTGCTAACGTAGGCCTCGGCTCCGTTCCGTCTTGGCTCCGTCCTTTTGGCGTATTAAGTAACGGCGAGCAATTTAGAGCCGGCCTAGCGCGTATTATATGCGAGAAGCCGGACGAAATCGTAGTGGACGAGTTTACGTCCGTTATAGATAGGCAAGTAGCTAAAATCGGCTCGCAGGCGTTTCAGAAGGCGTGGCGTAGGTCGAACCCTAACGGCAAAGTTATTTTACTAACGCCGCACTACGACATTCTCGATTGGATACAGCCGGATTGGATTATAGACACGAAGACAAAAACCTTCGAGAAGGAGTGCCTTCGGCAACGACCAAAGCTGGAGCTCACGATATGGAAGGTCAACTCAAGTTATTGGCGATATTATAAGCCGCATTATTATTTAGACCTGCCTATGCCGGTAGCGGCAGAATATTTTATTGGCACAGTAGACGGGGAGCTTGCCTGCCATATGGCGGTGGCTCCTAGGTTTGAGGTTAAAGGCTACCGCGGGACAAGATTAGTTACTATGCCGGAATGGCAAGGTGCCGGAGTAGGTATGAGGTTTTTAAATTTTATAGGCGAGTACCACAAGCAGGGTAACGGCCGCGGTGGGCATAAGTACCCGCTATACTTTCACACCAGCCACCCACAGCTTTGTGGGGCTTTAAGGCATAGTAAAAAGTGGACTCAATGCTCCGCGGAGCTATACGGCGGCAATAAGAAAAAATCGGCAAGTACTATAAGAAAAAGTAGAAGCCAGCAGGGTAAAAAAAACAATTGGCACCGGCTACGGCGGCCACTTTAGAGCTGTGCAGGGCTTTAAGTATATAGGAGAAAGGGAATGAAAATATTTATATGCGGGCAGAAAACGCTCGGGCTTAAGGTGATGAAAAGGCTAGTCGAGGACGGCCACGAAATAACCGGCATAGCGCCGCCGCCTCAAAATATAAGGGCAGATAAAATGGTGGGCTATGCAACGCTTAAGGGTATCCCGATCATAAAGGACTGTGACCGCTTAACTTCCAAGGATATACCGGACGGCACCGAGCTTATAGTAGCCGCGCACTCCCATTGGATGATAAGCGACAAAATAATAGAAAAATGCCGTTATGGCGGTATAGGTTTCCACCCTTCGCTACTACCTAGGCACCGCGGCCGTGATGCCGTAAGGTGGGCGGTGGCTATGGGCGACTTTGTAACCGGCGGCACAGTATACCGGTTAGACTCTGACGTATGCGGCGGCGGGGATATTGTATTACAAAAAATGGTGTGGATAGATAAAAGCTGGGACTACCACGAGCTATGGCACCACCTGCTACCACTTGGCGTTGATATGGTTAGTGAGGCGGTTAAGCTCATAGAGGCCGGAAAGGCCGAGAGGGTACCGCAGGACGAAAGGTTCGCAACGTTTGAGCCGTCTTGGGATAGGCCAAGGCTTAAGCGCAACGAACTTGTTATGCTCGGTATGAGCGACGAATAGGAGGACAATATGGCAAGACCACGCAAGGAGATAAACCAAAAGCAATTTGAGAACCTATGCGGGCTCCAATGCACAAAAGAGGAAATATGCGCGTTCTTTGATATAACGGACAAAACCCTTGAAAGCTGGTGCAGGCGCACCTATAAAGTAGGTTTTTCCGAAATATTTAGGGCAAAAAGGGAACTCGGCCGAATGAGCCTGCGCAGGAGCCAAATGAAGATGGCCGAAACAAACCCGACCATGGCGATATGGCTCGGCAAGCAATACCTAGGCCAGCGTGATAACAAGGATATCGTAGTTAAGCAGACAATAGAGCAGGAAGCTATTAACAGCGTGGAGGATTTCTTAAATGCTGACAGCGAAGCAGACCCAAGTACTAACTAGGCTAAAGCAACAGCCGGTGGAAATTGGCCGTATGCTTGGCTTTGTGCTATTAGGGGCGCTCCATAACGAATGGATTAAGGATATGGTCTATGGCAAGGACGACACAACCTTGCAGGCGCACAGAGGGTCGTATAAGACCACCTGCGTGTCGATAGCCTTATCCTTAATCATTTTATTATTTCCGAACGATAAGACCTTATTTATGCGTAAAACTAACACGGACGTGCTAGAGGTTATTATCCAAGTAAAGAAGATACTACGCTCTGATGTATTTAGGTATTTGTCAAAGCTTTTGTGGGGCGTGGAGATAGAGATAATAGTAGACCGCGCCGATTGTATTACTACTAACCTAGCGGCTAACGATCCGCGAGGAACTCCACAGCTTCTTGCTATGGGTTGCGGCGGCTCCATAACCGGTAAGCACTTCGACAGAATATTTACCGACGACATTATCAACGTCGAGGACAGAACGAGCAAGGCCGAGCGTGAAAAGACAAAGGTAGCCTACCAAGAGCTACAGAACATTAAAAACCGCGGCGGCCGCATATACAATACCGGCACACCTTGGCACGAGGATGACGCATTCACGCTTATGCCGCCGGCTAAACAATATGATTGTTATAGCACCGGCCTTATATCGGACGCAGAGCTTGAAAATATACGCTCTAAAATGACCGCATCATTATTCGCGGCCAATTACGAGTTAAGGCATATAGCCAGCGACGCGGTTATATTTACAAACCCACGCACCGGCGCTGATCTGTCAAAGGTAGAGCAGGGCACTTGCCATATAGATGCGGCTTACTCCGGCGAGGACTTTACAGCGTTTACAATTTGCCGCCGTGAGGGCGACACGTACTACGTATATGGCCGATTATGGCGCAAGCACGTGGACGACGTAGAAGATGAGATTATAAGCCTGCGTAAGAGCCTAAACGCTGGGCGTATATCTTGCGAGGATAACGGCGACAAAGGCTACCTCGCGAAGTCGTTACGCAACAAGGGTGAACGCACCCGACTTTATCACGAAAGTATGAATAAATTCTTAAAAATCACAACCTACTTAAAAGCCGAGTGGGCTAACGTCGTCTTTGTCGTTGGTACTGATCCGGAATATATAAAGCAGGTTTGTGATTACAACGAGGACGCGGAGCACGACGACGCACCCGACAGCCTCGCCTCAATGATTAGGGAGCTATGGAGAAAGCGCACTCCATCCAATACAGACAACTATTTATTGTAAAGGAGTGAAAATGTACACATATCAAGACTTATTGAAATGCGGCGCGGATGAACACGCCCGCGGGGAATTCTGCCGCAAGGCTATTGACGCATTTAAAGGCACGCAGGAGTACGCTGACGCTTTAGCCGGCGAGTCGTACTACAACAAGCACAACACGACCATAGAGAACTTTCAGAAGATGCTCTATACAGTAAGCGGCAAGGAAGTTAAAGACGTATTTAGCGCAAATTATAAGTTAAAGACGCTGTTCTTCCGTCGCTTGGTACTACAGCAGGTTCAATACGTACTCGGCAACGGCGTAACCCTTTCAGACGTCAACAACAAGGAGAAGCTGGGCAGGGACTTCGACTTCCAGCTACAGAGCGCGGCCAAACGTGCAATGGCGGCCGGTAGGGCGTTCGGATTTTGGAACTACGACCACCTCGAGGTATTCGGCTTTGCGGAAACAAGCGCGCAGGCCGGCTTTTGCCCGTTGTATAGCAACGAAACAGCCCAGCTCGAGGCAGGCGTTAGATTTTGGAGCCGCGTTGTAGACGACGAGCTTATCCAGCGCTTCACGTTGTACGAAGCAGACGGGATAACAGAATATAAGCAGATAGGTGAGGGCGAGGTTGAGGTTATAGAGCCTAAAAAGGCATATAAGCAGGTCGTACAGAGTACTCCTGCCGGCGGTATTAGCGCCATATTAGACGAGAACTACACAAAGCTACCTATTGTGCCTTTATACGCTAATGACAGCCACGAGAGCGAATTAGTCGGCATACGTGAAAGCATTGATTGTTACGACTATATTAAGAGCGGCCTTGCTAACGACATAGACGATACATCCGGCTTCTATTGGATTTTGAAAAATACCGGCGGTATGGACGACACAGACCTCGCACAATTCGTACAGCGAATGAAAACAGTAAAGGCTACTGTTCTCGACGGGGATCAAGGCGTAGACGCCGAGGCGCACACATTGGACGTGCCTACAGAAGCACGCCGCCTTATGCTCGAGTTACTTCGTAAGGATATTTACGAGGACTTCCAAGCGCTTGACGTTAATACCTTAAGCGCGGCGGCAAAAACCACGCAGGAAATACAAGCGAGCTATCAATCGCAGGACAATAAATGTGCTGATTTTGAATACTTCCTTATCGATTTCGTGCAGGAGATACTCGCGCTGGCCGGAATAGACGACGAGCCTACCTTTAAGTGGAATAGGGTCGTTAATATGCAGGAACAAACACAGATGGTATTGTCTGCCGGTAGTTACCTAACCAAGGACGCCGTTATTAAGCACCTGCCTTTCTTAACACCCGAGGAAGTAGACGACATTATCAATACTATGGACGAGGAAGATTACAGCCAATTCCAAAGTGGGCAGGAAGACGACAACGCGCAGGACGGCGAGGAAGATAATAAAGAATAATGAAAAATCCGGACGAACTTACCAAGGCCAAGCTTCAACAGCTAGAGGTCAAATTAAGAAAAGAATATAGACGTGCGGCAAACGAGGCGAGGAAGCGGGCGACAGAATACTTTGATACATTAGAGGCTCGCTTCCAGCAAGAGTTTGAGGCATACCAGCGCGGCGAATATACAGCGGCACAGTTTAACGATTGGTATTTAACGCAGGTTAAAAGAGGCGAAGGCTACCAGCGTATGGCTGACGATCTAGCCAAGCGCGTGGTAGAGTGCAACAAGGTAGCGTCCGCGTATATTAACGACACTACGCCGAGCATATTCGCCCTTAACTATAATTATAGCGCTTACGAAATCTCGCAGGCCTACGGCGGCGTATATGGCAACGTGAGCTTTCAATTATTTGACGAGCAGGCCGTCCGCGAGCTTATAGAGGGTAAGAACCACGTAGAGTTTAGGACAACAAGGATAAACCCTATACGCGACTACAAGTGGAACCGCGGGCTTATAGAGTCCGCTCTTACGGCCGGAATAATGCAAGGCAAGCCGATAGATAAGCTGGCCGATAGTTTTATGGCCGTAATGGAAAGGAACCGCTCCAGCGCTGTTAGAAACGCCCGCACCGCCGTAACCAGCGCGCAGAATGGTGGAAGGCTTGAAAGTTACCGCCGAGCGAGTAAAATGGGTATAGAACTACAAAAGGAATGGATGGCCACATTTGACGACCGCACCCGAGATAGCCACGCAGACCTTGACGGCGAACGCGTAGACTACGACGATAAGTTTTCAAACGGCCTTAAATATCCCGCCGATCCGGACGGAATACCCGCAGAGGTTTATAATTGCCGCTGTACTATGAGGGCTATATTGCCGGATATAAACGACGAAGCCCGCGAAACCTTCGACGAGTGGGCTAACCGAATGAGGGCTAACGAGCCTTACCTTACAGACCGAGAGCGCAGGAAGGCCGGCAAGATACTAAATACAAAGCTGGCCGGTATCGAGGACAACCTAGGCTACTTTGGATTTTCAGACGCGGCCGCCATTTTAAAAAGGACGGGGCTAGACGTCGGAAAAACGTTTAATACAGAAAACTTTGGTGTAGTTGAGAATATATTAGAAAATTATACGGAGTTTAACCGAAAGTACCCGATAGCAGAAGCACTAATAAAAAGGGACAGACCTAAAATAACAGTAGTGCACGACTATAGTAGGACTAAAGAAATGATAAAGACGAGCGCAAGGCTCGGCAGGAGCGGCGTAAGGCTAGTTGAAATCGAAATAAATAAGGCAGGCGTCAATAACTTGATTTTTGGGTCTAGTCAAACGATGGGAGCATTTACCGAGATAATGACCGCCGGATGGCACGGCAGTGGGTCAAGGCTTTATATGCCGTGTGCGAAGGAGTACTATGACAAGTATATGGCGGCTCACGAGTACGGGCATATTCTACAGTACTCTATTATTAGCAGGGATATAAACTTTAAGGCGATACGCGCCGGAGATATCGAAGACGCGTATAATAGCGCCGTAAAGGAAATGTACGACGAGCTAAATAGGATTATAAAAAGGCGGGGATATGACGGCGACGCGGTATTGCTTTTAAGTAATTATGCAACCGGAGAGCTAAAAAAGGGTATATATACAGACGCCTTTGCGGAGGCCTTTGCGAATATGGAGTGCGGTGCACCTAATATTTGGGGCGACGCGATGAGGGACTATTTACACGGAAAGGGTATTTTATGAGGAACGAGGAACCTTACTTTTTCACTAATGATGAGTGGTATAAGTGCTATACCAAAGACGACGGGAGCGTTGATATTGTGCTAACAGACGCGGCGCCACAGAAGGCGGTAGACAGTTTTAGCGAATGGCTACAAGAAGGAACCCGCGAAGACGTCGTTCTAGATTTGGAGGACGAATAAATGAAAAGCTTTATATCTCATAAGGATAAAGTCCTAGAGGCTATGGACGCGCAGGTGCTGGTTGCGCTTGAAGCTTGCGGCCTAGTTGCGGAAGGTTACGCCAAGCAGGCGTTACAACAACAGCAGGCGGTAGACACCGGCTTGCTACGTAACTCGGTTACCTACGCAATAAGCGGGCAGGCGCCGGCGATAACAAGCTACTCGGCAGACACGCCTAAAAAGGGGCGCGCGCGATCCGGAATATATAACGGCACCGCGGACGACGATACCAACGTTACCCTATACCTTGGCACTAACGTAGAATATGCTCCGTATATAGAGCTGGGAACCGGTAGGCATACCCACGGCGGCAGGCAGACAAAGTTTGCAGGCGGCCACGGCAACGTAGCAAGGCCATTTATAAAGCCTGCGTTAGCCGACCACGTAGAACAATATAAAAAAGCCCTAGAGAAGTACTTAAAAGGCTAATATAAAGGCTTTGTTGTGAAATGTTTCGCAACGAGGCCTTATTTTTTTGCGAAAATTTAGCCATAAGGGCAAGCACGCCCACGAAAATAATCACCGGAGAGCATTCCGGCCACAGCATAGGAGAAAGATTATGGCATTAAAAAAGAGCGAATTAAGAGCAATTTTCAAAAACGAGGACTCCACTATCGAGGAGAAAATTTCAGAGGTTTTAAACATCCTACACGAGGAAGTAGACGCGATCAAAGACGAGCGCGACGAAATCTCGCAGAAGCTTAAGGACACCGAAGCCGAACTGAAAACAGCAAAGGATAACGCCGGCGCTGGCTCCGAGGAGTGGGAGAAGAAGTACAACGACGAGCACGCGGCATTCGAAGCTTACAAGACAGAGCAGGCCGATAAGGAAGTGCGCGGCGCAAAGGAAGCGGCTCTTAAGGGCTTAATGAAGGAAGTAGGTATCGGTGAGAAAATAGCCGAGCTACTAATCCCTAAAATCGACCTTGAGGCAATCGAGATCGAAGACGGCAAGATTAAAGACGCCGACAAATTAAGCGAAACCTACAAGGAAGAATACAAGGACTACATCCAAGTAACTTCTACGCAGGGCGCATCAACACAGACACCACCACCAGCCGGTGGCTCAACAGTAGACCTTGATAATTGCTCAATGGAGGATTACATCAAGGCGAGAAAAAATTAAAGGAGATAAACGACAATGGGAAACACATTTTTAACACCTAGCATTATCGCAAAAGAAGCCCTTATGGTGCTTCGTAACAACGCTGTTATGCCTAGTCTTGTACACCGCGACTATTCAGAGGAATTTGCCGCTGTAGGCGATACAGTAACAATCAGAAAGCCAGCTACATTTGAAGCAAAGGAATATCCAAACCTCTCCGGCGGTATCGATATCCAAGATGCAACAGAGGGAAATACTTCTGTAAAGCTCGACAAGCTTTTAGACGTTTCCTTCGCTGTAACAGCTAAAGAGCTGTCGCTTGACATTAAGGACTTTTCAGAACAGCTCCTCGTTCCTGCTATGCAGGCATTTGCTGACAAGGTAGACAAGTATCTTATCGCAGAGGAAGCTAACGCTACTAACAGAATTAACCACGCATCCGGCGAGATTAAGCCAGCAGACCTTATCGCTTTAAGAAAGGCACTCAACGACAACGCCGCTCCACTTGCAGGCCGTAACATTGTTACCGGTACACAAGCAGAGGCTGATTTGCTTGGAGCAGAGCTTTTCACATCCGCTGAAAAGGTAGGCGACAACGGAACAGCACTCCGTGAGGCTTCTCTTGGCCGTAAGTTTGGCTTTGATACATTCGTGGATCAGAACGTTGAGAAGACTTCTGACGGATACACACCTTCAATCGCATTCCACAAGAACGCTATCGCTCTTGTAACAAGACCACTTGCACAGCCAAAGGGTGCCGCTAATTCTGCATACGTAAATTACGACGGCTTCGCTCTTCGCGTTGTTATGGATTACGACATCAACAAGAAGACAGACGTTGTATCTATCGATATGCTCTGCGGTACAAAGTTACTTGATGACAGACTTATCGCTGTTCTCGACGACAAGCGCGCATAGGAGATAGCTTATGGACGTTAAGGTTATTAAAGGCGATTGCGAGCACGTTTGCCACTCGCAGGAGCAACTTGAACGTTTTATAAATGCAGGGTGGACGCAGGAAGCCGAAAAGGCTCCTGCAAAAGCCGCTGTTAAGAAGAAAACTTCAAAGTAAATTTTAGGAGGCTGGTTATGCTATTCGAAATTATGAAGCATTTACATAACTTTTTTATTACATCACAGAGGTATGAAGGTCGCTTCACGATTGAAGACGGCACAATCAGCCTCCCTTTTGTAAAAGAGGGTCAATATTTTATGTTTGACGGCTCGGAATTCAATACCGAAGTGATGCAATACCCACCTAGCGGGTTAGTAGACGAGGAATTCTACGGCGAGGCTGTTATATTAGCCCCACCAAAGGCATTTTTAGACCTTGTGGCCGAGATAGAGGACTATCAAGCGAACCATAAGGCCGACAATTTGCAAAGCGAGTCCTTCGGCGGCTACTCGTACACAAAAGCAACCGGTACCAACGGCGGCGTGGCTGGGTGGCAGGACGTATTTAAAACACGCTTGAACACTTGGAGGAAGATATGAGCCTAATAGACAATATGATGGAGCCTTGCGTAATTATGGACAAGGTAACGAAACGTGACCCCGCGGGCGGCAAAATAACCGCTTACGTAGATGGAGCCGAGATTAGGGCGGCTATTACCTGCGACACGTCCCTAGAGGCGCGTATAGCAGGAGCAGACGGCGTTAAGGACGTGTATACCATTACCACACGCAGATCGGACGCGCTGGCAAAGCCGGACGTCATTAAGCGCGTAAGGGACGGAGCGATTTTTAGGATCACTTCGGATGGTAATGAGAAAACTTCGCCGGACATTTCCACTTTAGATATGGCGCAGGCAAGCGCAGAAAGCTGGGTGTTACCAAAATGACGAAAGAGGAAGCATTATATAAGTTTTTCTCCGGTTTCGGGATGGACGCTTACCCTTCCTCGGTGATACCGGACGAAAAAGAGGTCGAATTTCCTTATATATCCTACGAGAACGCTATCGGGTTCGCTGGTGATCCTACCATATTCGTAACAGCACAGATATGGTTTAGAACAGAGTCGGAAGCGGTACCTAACGCGGTTGTAAGCAGGATATCGGAATATATAGGCCGCGGCGGCGTAATAGTCCCTTATGACGAGGGCACTATTTGGATCAAGCGCGGGACGCCTTGGTGCAACTCCCTAGCGGATGACGGCGACCCTTCAATTAAGCGCCGTATATTGAATTTAGAAATTGATTTTATGTAAAGGAGCATAGGTATGAAATTTACACAGATACCAGCCGACGCGTTTAAGAAAATTCAAATGAACGCCGGCATTTTAACTACAGACTTCAAACCTGCCACCGGTGTTATTGGCGACCTTTTAGGCGCTACAACCGGCGGTATTAACTTCACAGCTTCGCCAAGCTTTAGCGATTACGGCGACGATATCGATAACTGTCCAAAGAATATGAAAGAGCTTAAAAAGCTCGAGAGCTGGGAAGCTAAAATGAGCGGTACTTTCGTTACTATCTCGGCTAACCTTGGCAAGACACTTATCGGTGCGGCTGACGTAGACGAGGACGACGCTACTCACGTAGTGCCACGTAACGACGTACTCGATAAGGACTTCACAGACCTTTGGTGGGTTGGTGATTATTCAGACGAGAACGACGGCACAAACGCAGGCTTCTGCGCTATCCACTTAATGAACTCGCTCTCTACCGGCGGCTTTGCTATTCAGTCGACAGACAAGGGCAAGGGTCAGTTTGGTTTCGAATTTACCGGCCATTATTCAATGGACAAGCAGGACGAGGTACCTTTCGAGGTATTTATCAAAGAGGGCGGCGACAGCGAAGCGCTCTACTAGGATCATATAGGAGGAAAGGATAATGCAAATAACATCATTTAAGAACGAGGACGCAATCGACGTACTAGCCGACCTTATCGAACCAGCCGGCGAGATTTTCTCGGATACCGAGATTTTACAATCGATTAGGAACGATAAGACAAAGATAGCCCACACAGTTAGATTAGCACTTAAAAAGCATAACAAGGCTGTTGTGGAAATCTTGGCGGTTCTTAACGGGATGGACGTTGAGGCTTATAAGAAGACCGGATTATGTACACCCGTAACAGTATTAAAAGATTGCATTGAGATCGTAAATGATAAAGAGCTTAAAGATTTTTTTATCTCGCAGGCCAAGATGATGGCAGAAGAGTCCTCTATCTTGCCTGCGGAGAATACCGAGGAAAAAGAACAGTAAAAGCCTTTATGCGGTACGCTAACGCGAGGTACGAGGAATACGTGCGCGAGCTTACGTACCGCATTTATATTACAAACAGCCTCTATTATATGGCCGAAAATAAGCAAATAGCGCAGAAATACTACGACATAATTAACCCTCGGCCGGAAGATCACCGAACGGGCGACGAGATAGCGCTGGATGTAATGAAGAGGGCTGGGCTGTCTTTTGGAGAATAAACAATGAACGTATTTGAATTATTCGCGAGCTTATCGCTTGATAAATCAAAATATGAGTCAGAGCTGGCTTCCGCAGAGGATAGCGGTAAAAAGTCCGGCGTAAATATCGGTAAGGCTATGAAGACAGTAGCCAAGGCCACTATCGCAGGCGTAACAGCGGCGGCGGGCGCGATCGGCGTATTAGTAAAGCAGAGCACCGCGGCGTATGCGGACTATGAGCAATTAGTGGGCGGTGTAGAAACTCTCTTCGGCGCGCAAGGGATGAGCATAACAGAATATGCTCAAAGCGTAGGCAAAAACCTCGGCGAAGTCCGAACAGAGTACGCGCTACTCAATAAGGCACAGAATATCGTACTTGAAAATGCGAGCAACGCGTACAAGACCGCCGGCTTATCTGCTAACGAGTATATGGAAACTGTTACCTCGTTCGCGGCGGCTTTAAATAGCTCGCTGGGCGGCGACACAGTAGCCTCGGCTAAAAAGGCCGATATGGCCATAACCGATATGGCCGACAATGCCAACAAGATGGGCACGTCTATGGAAGCGATACAAAACGCTTACAACGGCTTTGCAAAGCAAAACTACACTATGCTTGATAACCTTAAGCTGGGCTTTGGCGGCACAAAGGAAGAAATGCAGAGGCTTCTCGACGAGGCCGGCAAACTCTCCGGTATTAAATACGATATAAGCTCCTACGCGGATATCGTAGACGCCATCCACGTTATACAAGACGAAATGGGCATAACCGGAACCACAGCCAAGGAAGCCGCGGAAACCATCAGCGGATCGTTAGCCTCTACCAAGGCGGCGTGGCAAAACCTGCTTGTGGGTATAGCCGACGACGAGGCCGATATGGACTCATTGATAAATAATTTAATAGAAAGCGCGTCAAACTTCGGTAATAACATTGCTCCACGTATAGAGCAGGGACTTGCAGGCGTGGGTACTGTTATCGAGAAGCTTGTACCGCAAATTATGAACACGTTACCGGAGTTAATAACCAATGTAGTGCCGCAATTTATAGAGTCGGGCAAAAACCTTATTTTGAGCCTTGTAAGGGGCATTAAGGACGGCGTACCCCAGCTTATGGAAGGCGCTATGGATATTATTAACGAGTTTATCGACGCGATTATAGAAATTGCGCCGGAGCTCGCTTCGGCCGGCTGGGATATCCTGCAAAAACTAGCGCAGGGCATTATTAAGGCCATTCCGGAGCTTACGGCCAAGGCCGTGGATATTGTCACGCGGCTGGCGCAGGGAATACGCGAGAACCTTCCGGAAATAATCGCCACAGCGTTGGAAATAGCGCAGAGTTTGGCCGACACCCTAGCGGAGAACGCACCTATCTTATTGGAGGCGGGAATTGACCTATTTATGGCTATTGTAGACGGCCTTATCGAGTCCCTGCCTATGTTAATCGAACAGCTACCGGTCATTATTGACACCATAGCAAATATTATCAACGACAACGCGCCTCGCTTGTTGCAGGCCGGCGTACAGATGCTTATAGCGATAGCCAAAGGCCTTGTGCAGGCTATACCGACGCTTATAGCTAATATCCCTATGATAATTAAAACTATCTTCGACGTTTGGAGCGCATTTAATTGGCTTGACCTTGGTAAGACAGTTGTAACGGGTATAAAGAACGGCATAACCGGCTTACTTCACCTCGTTACTGACGCAGGCAAGGGAATGGGCGACGCGATCGTTAACGCTATTAAGAACCTGCCGGAAACATTGGCAGGCCTTGGTAAAGGGTCTATCACTAGATTTATAAACGGCATAGGCGATATGATACCGAACCTGCTCGAAAAAATAGGCTATATGCTTCTTGTATTCCTTCAGAAAATAGAGGGCTTTAGCTTATTCGAAGCCGGTAAAAATCTCATAGTGGGATTGATTAATGGCATATCGTCAATGGCCGGAACCTTGCTAAAAACTGTGGGCGACCTAATCGGTAGCGTTGTGGACAAGGTAAAAGGGCTGTTTGGCGACGGCGAGGGTAGCATAACCGGAGCGGCTACGTCTGCCGCGTCTAGCGTGGCTAATGCGGCCAGCGCGGCCAGCGTAACAAGACCAGCGTCCGGCGGGGCTATATCGGCCGCAAGCAACGCACAGCCGGTACAGATGCAAACAAGCGTAAATGTAACCCTCGAGGGCGACGCAAAGCGCTTATTTAAGGTAATGCAACAGCAGGCAAAACAGGAAGAGCAAGTGACCGGAAATCCGGCCTTTGCATAAGGAGTTTATATGTTAGCAAAAATAGGAAATATAGACATAACAGAACTCATTAACGAAAGCTCTTACAAAGTCGAGTCCAGCGAAACATACGAAAGCTGGAAGGACGGCAACTACCACGAACACCGCCGCTACATCCGCGAGCAGGTGTCCGGTTCCTTTGACGTAGTCCTCGGAGAAGTCCGAGGCACTACGCTCGAGGAATTTAGAGCGCTAGTTGATGCGAACTCTGTAAACCATTTACTTACAATTCTAGTGCACGTTAATAACACAGCGGCCGAGTCACGTATCGAGGCCTATTGCGATCTTAAGGTTAAGACGCGCCGCGAGCTGTCAGACGGCACTTATATGGAAACTGTCACAGTAACAATAAAGGAGCGCTAGTATGCAGGAATTAAAAGAAAGCGCGAAGCACGCGCTACGCGACGGCGGCTACGGCAAGCGCTGGGTTATAGACGTATACGACGGCAATAATAAGGCCTTTAGTATCGACAACAATAACTTAATAAGCGAGTCCGTGGAAATCGACGAGCGCTTGTGCTCCGGATCAGAATTAAAATTCGGGCTTTGCGAGGGGTCTTTGTTGAAATTTAAATACTTCGACCTGCCGGATGTAGGCGGCAAGCGTCTAAAAGTCACAGTATACGTAGAAGACCTCGACTATAACGAGCACGCTATCCCGCTTGGCTGGTTCGACGCAGATAGCTGTATCACGCAGAAATCCACCGGAATTAAAAAAGTCGTGGCCTATAACAAACTTAAAAGCGACTACTTGGACAGTGAAATCGACTCCGTGTTTAAAAAGCTCGTTAAGGAAGGCGAGGAAGGACAAAGTAACCCAAGCTTTTACTATTTGTTAACCCAGCTTATGGATGGTTACACAATCGAGCGACAAGAGGACAGCACGAACGAGCTACCAAGGCACCCTAGATGGACACAGCTACAAATTACGACGCAAAGTTTTTATAAGGTAACCTCGACGGGGCAGGGCGAGGCACAAATGGGGTCTGTGAGGGCATTTTATATTGATTATTGGCCTCCTTCAACACCGCATTATGTAGGCGACTATTTTAGGGTAAGGTATAACCCGCACGCTATATATGAATTTATTAAAGCGGCGGCCGACCCCGTGGTTAAGCTTCCAAGCGGTGAGCCTTATTACCTCAAGCCCAAGGACTCGTACGGATATGGAACTTGGGACGCCCTATTTACAAGGGACGAATTCAAAGAGAAAATAGTCGGGCTTGGAAAAGTCGGCGACTCTGAAACATCCGAGGGCGAGCGCTTTGTAATAACCGATTTCAAGGATAAAAACGAGGGCATAAACCTCACCGAATGGCATAGGGATATATCGGGAGTTAATCTTAAAATTCCTATATATTTTAAAGCGTATACAGAGTACGGCTATATTCCTGCTGTCACCGACGAGGAAATCGAAACAGCTCGGCAGGAGGCATATAAGCTTTTAGACCTTAACTATATCTATATAGACCAAATGACTCCTTCCACAATGGAGTCCAAGGTAGTTACAGCTACAGATATAGCCGAATGGGACGGCCTAACACCGCGCAAGCTTCAGAGCGCTGTATTTGAAACCGAGTGCCAATTCGGCACCCTTGACCGCGTGACGGACTTATTTTCCGGCCACGAACTAAACGGCGGCGGCCTGCAACCACGTGACGGCCTCTACCCAGCCACCGGTTTGTATCCGCGCGGCAACGCGGAGCACTCATATAAGAGTATGTATTCCGCACTATTTACCGACCAAGGCGGCTCGAAAAAGTGGCACAAGCTAATTATTACCTACTCGGCTATGGACGGCGAAAATAAGGTCGAAAAGACGCTAGAGCGCACGATCAATTCCGACGGCAACGTAAACTACAATATGAGTGATAATTGGCTGTTTAAAAACCTTATATGGACGGCAGAAGACGTAGGCGCCTATGCCGACAGAATGGTCGAGAAAATGCGAGGTATTACGTGGATGCCGTTCGATATGGAGTGCGCCGGCCTGCCTTACCTAGAAACCGGCGACCTGCTGGAAATCGAAACCGAGGACGGCACCGAGCGGAGCTATATTTTAGAGCGTAGATTGAAAGGAATACAGAACCTAGAGGACAGCATATCCTGCGGAACAGTTGAAACATTTTAGGAGGATAAAATGGAGAAATTATTTGATGAAATTGAATTCAAAGACAACGCCGCGCCGGATCTGAACGCTAACAACCTTAACCACCTATCCCACGCCGTGTCGCAGATAGACGACCGCGTGGTTAGGCTGGGAGCTTACGAGGTAGAAGCGCAGGAGGCGGTTAATAAGGCGCATAGCTGGTCTAACGAGTCGATAGAAGCGTCCAAGAAGGCTATCGCGGCGGCAGAAGGAGCGGAGGCCGAGGTCGAGGCATTATCGACGCAGGCAAAGGCTACCTGCAACGACGCTATTAAACGCGTGGATGAAACCACCACCGCGGCTGTAGGAAACCTTACCAATATAGCCGGCGAGGCCGTTACTACAATCGACGAAAAACGCTCTTTTTCACTCGGACAGATTGAGAACGCAAAAAGCCAAGCTTTGCAGGATATCGTAGACGCGAAGGCAGATATAGACGGCAAGGTGGCAAGCGCCGCAGGGTACGCAGACGCTGCCAAAGGCTACGCGGAAGAGGCTAAAAAGGTAGTCGGCTCCGTGTATAAATACAAAGGCTCCGTGGCCTCGCGCGCTGACCTTCCAAGCGATCCAGCTACCGGCGACGTTTGGAATATTGTAAACGAGGGCGGCGTAAATGTAGCTTGGACGGGTACCGAGTGGGACGACCTCGGCGGCTCTCGTTATGATATTGCTACAGCGGAAGCCGTCGGCGTAGTTAAGCCGGACAGCGAAAGCATAGAGGTAGCGGCAGACGGCACGATCAGCGTGTCCGCTGGATATATTAGCTCGGTAATAGACGCGGCAATCGACGCGGCAATAGAAAGGAGCTACTAATGGAGAGATTGATAAGGCTATTTGTTAACATAGCAAACGCTATAAAAGCTAAAACCGGAAGCACCGCGGAAATACATCCGGAAGATTTTCCGGACGCTATTATGGCTATATCGGGCGGCTCTGACCCACAAGATATGGAGGTGGCTGTAACTGTTGATAAAAGCGAATGGTCTAACAATGTTATGACTATAACATCAACAGCCGAGGCCAGCCTTGATGATGTAACGAAAAGCGACACGAAGTCTACGAGAGTAGACGCGTCGGATATTTATGCCAACGGGGAAGCCGCTGGATATAATAGCGGATTCGACAAAGGATACTCTGCTGGAAATAGCGACGGATATAGTCAAGGTTTCTCAGTCGGAAGAGGCTCTGTTGGTGTTAAGGCGTACCTATCATCACAAAGACTCACCACTGGATGGAGTTTTGCGGCGACTGCAGAGGCAACAAATGGCGTTAGTGCTACAAGTTCTTCATTTACTGTTAATATGCCCACTTTACTATGGACTAATCCAAGTCCTGCGGCATCATTTTCCGCACAGACCATAACAGTTCCAAATTTAAGTGAATATTATGGATTTTTAATCGATGTAACCCTGCAAAATACAAAAGACACATATTTTTATAATTACTTTGTATATGACAATGCTTCTTTCAATACTGCGTATTTCAATGCAAATGGTGTGGCATATAGAAGACCATTTACTGTTAGCGGAAACACTATAAAATTTGAAGCTTCAAAGTGGTGGGGACAAGGCAACACAACAGTTAATACATCAAGCGCACACTCTATTCCATACAAAATATATGGAATACCAAGTGGCATTATATTTTAAATTATAGGAGGAATTATTATGAGATTTTATGTGGTAGCTATTCAGCATAACAAGGAAAAAGACGCAGAAAATAGAACAGTTCCAAAGGCTTTTGACGACGAAAAAGCGGCGCTGGCCGAGTATTATCGTCAGCTCGGCGCAGACCTCAACAACAAGACTCTTGATTGGGGTATCTTGTGGATTTTAAATTCAGAAGGAAACGTCCGCAAGGCTGACAAGTGGTGTGACGCGGATATAGCAAAGCTAATTGTAACAGAATAATATTTATAGGCCGCCGCGTGCGGCCTTTTCTTTCGGTTTGCGCGCCATGGGCGCGCTCTAACGGGTGCAAGTCCCGAACACGCCCAGATAGTGGGAAGTGTATAGCCGAACAGCAAGGGTGTCTGTCGTGAGGCAGAATCTGAAGGAAGCTGTAAGCAAATCTCTGGTCCGACGAACAGAAATCACATATAAGGCTAGGCTACGAGAGATAAGTTGGCTACAAGCAACGAAGTCTAATAACTATCACATTTGTAGTAGCAGAGTAAATGTGGCGGATATATGGAGGGAAAGAGCGTGCACCTTAAGCGTGGAGGTCTCACAGGGGTTCCATTAGCCTAGTAACAACGAACTGTGAGAAGTCAGCCGAGCCCATAGTAGTGAAGAAGTCTCTGTAATGGAGAT